AACGTGATCGTGATCGCCAGGCCAAATACCGTGTAGACGATCGACTGAATGTCAGCGCTTGACGCCCACGGCAGCGCGGCACCGTTTCCCTGCAGCGTGAAATTGCCGACCGTCGTCCCGGTGCTGTCAATGATCTTGACCCGGCCGGCCGCGAACTGGATGTCGAAGATATTACCGGCCGAGATCGTAAAACGCTCAGTACGTGTGCCGCCATTCGTGATTGGATAGAGCGCGCGGCGTCCTGAGCGATCCTGCAGGCCACCCGAATTCAGGATGCGGGCATTCGCCATCTGGCGAAGTCCGCCCTTGCGCGCGGGATGATCGTCAGCCCGTTTCAGGGCGACGTCGACCTCGCCAAACGAGAAGTCGCGCTGGGCTCCGAGAATTTTCTGCGCCATGGCTCACCCCTAGCCTGGCGTGTTCGTCCCACCCCAGCCACCGGGGACCGGCGGCCACGGGCGGCGAATGCGGCGCGAGGCCGTGATGCGCGAGTTGAACATCGATCGTTTGGGTTTCTGCATATCGTGGCGGGCCTGCGCCTCAAGCAGCATAGCCTTGCCGGAATTCCACATGCGCTCGGCCTGCCCGACATCCTCGTGCAGGCCGCGGTAAATTCCGGACATGACGAAGGCAATCAGTGCCACCACAAAAGTTGGCGTGGCAAACGTCGGGTCTGAATTGGTCGAGAAAACGCCCTTGATCGTGACCACGGCGGGCGTCTGGGCCGGTGATGGCGGCGGCGGACCACCTTGGGCGTTAACCAGAAGCTGGTTGTTCTGCAGATCCCAAACGCAGGGCCGGTCGTCGATCCGCACCAGGATCAGATGCACCAGATCGGACGGCAGGTTGTAGGCGGTATCATACTGATCGTCGTCTGGGGCGTTGGCGGCGGGCTGCAACGTTCGCACGTCGGTTGCCTGCCCCCATCCATGGGACTCGATCATATAGGCCAGTGCGCGCTCATAGGCGGGCGAGCAGGTATTCCATTCGTCTGAACCGTCGTCGGCAACCGCGATTGTATTATCTCCGCACTGGGACAGCGCGGAGTTGATGATTTCGAGCTTCGATAAAGGCCATTCGAATGCTGCCATGCCTCACATTCCGTCATCGCCGGGGCGGCGCAACGCACCACGAAAAAAGCCGCCCCGAAGGACGGCTTAAGTCTGGGAGGACACTAAAATGGCCATTAAATCGGGAAGATCGTTCCCTCAGTAATAGGTATACTGGATCGTGATATTGATCGAGCCGGAGTTGCAGGCGGTGTGGCAAGCAACCAGCACCTGATCGGCAACGGGAACACCGGAGTTTGCGAAAACACGGGTCAGAGCCGAGTCGGCTACCGCCACGATGCCGTTGGCACCGAGCGCTACTGCTGAGGCATACCGAGTGGCCGAACCGGAATCGCCGATATCGACGCCGCCGGTAATTGCGTTACCAGCGGTTTCCTCCAGCACAATCGCGGTGATGTACGCATAGGCCGGCAAGGTGATGGTCGATGTCGAGGACGTCGTGGTCGCCGTGATCGCGGTCTGTGTCAGCACGAAGGTCGAGGGGCCGTAGGTAAAGCCCTGCGACAGGAAGAAGCCGACGTCGGCCACCGCAAAGAGGGCGCAGCCCTGACCGTTGAGGGTGTAGGCCGTAGCAGCCGTGGTCGAGGTATTGACGACTCGCTGCGGGCCCGCGGCGGCAGCCACGGCGCGGGGTGCGCACAGATAGGCGTGCAGCGTCTGGGTTGTCGCGGCCGCCTCTGCCTTCTGGATTGGCAGGCTGAACGGAAGGGCGACCAACGAGGCGATCAGAAGCGCTCGGGTAGCGCCCAGCAGCGAGGTTAAAAGGCGATTCATCGTTCGGTTCCTTTTCCAAACTGCGGGTCTTTCTCCCGCGCTTCCTGCATTTCCGCTTCAGTCATTTCCGCGATGCGATCGGCTTCGGCCTGGGCCTTGCCGGGCTTGAGGCCTTTCGGCAGTTCTAGGAAATAGCGTTCAGGGTCGACCGTCAGTGAATGAACCGCATCGGTCGACCATTGCTTGAGCTTGATCGGGCCGCCGTTGTTCTGATGCCACGCGGTATAGGCGTTCTTGGCCTCACCGTAGGCACGCAGGTCGGTGCGATATTGTTCGAGCGCATCTTCGTAATGGATTTTTGCGAGCGCGAAATCGGCGCCCTTGAGATCCTTACTTTCGACGGGTTCGACCGGGGCCTTCGGAGCTTCGACCCTGACCGGGCCGATGTCCCACACGAGAACATGGTCGGTAGGGTCGATATACTTCGGATGGATGCGGACGCTCACGCGGACCCTCCCGGCTGGGGGCCTACGCCATTCTCGCGCGCAGCCTTATCCTCGTCGGTTTCGGTCTCAGCCTTCACGCCGAAGGCTTCCTCGACTTTTTCCTCGACCGGCTTTTCAAATGACCAATGCTCTGGATCAGCGCTCACCGCATGGTTGGCATCGATCGCCTCCATCGTGAGCTGATGCCAGCCCTTCTCGTCGTTCAGATGCCAGACCTTCTTGCCGTGCAACATGATCAGGGCTCCATCATCACGCCGATATCGGCGGTATAGGTGATCGATGGCGTCGTTCCCCCAAGTACGGCGTAGAGGCCCAGGAACTCGTATAGGTTTCCGGCCTGGTTGGTGGAGAACGGGATTTCGTACTGGCCCACCACGCTGTCCGCACCGTTGAGGATATCGAGCGAGGCACCCTTGCCAAGCATGATCTCCCCGAGGACAACATTGCCCGTTGCCAGACCTGCATCGTTGGACCCGACCAGGATCAACTTGTAGGTCTCGTTGCTGGAAGAAATATCGATCGCCGAGACATCAACGATCAGCACCGCATCCATACGGGCCTGTTGTTTCGGCGACGTGCTCTGGTTGCCACCGAGATCAAGGATGGCATTGGCGCCGCCCACCTGCGAATAGCCGGTGGCGGTCTGTGCCGCCGCGCCGTCCGCGAGGACGAGGTTGGCGTCGAAACTATAAACGCGATCGCTCGGGAAGCTCATGGTCCTATCCCTTCAAAATCAGGCGACGATGGCTGCGTTGGTCCAGCTATCAAGCCGGGCCAGGCAGTATTTGTGTTCGTCGACCATGCCGACGTCCCACGACAAATGCGTGCGATAGGTCTTGCCGTCCTGCAGCAGACCGATGTCACGGGCTTCGATCGGGCGAACCTGCAGGCCGCGCAGCTTTCCTTCGCCGACAGAGGCGATGTAGAGCGAAGCGGTCACGGCCGAACCGCCGCCGGAAGCGACTTCGTTGAAATCCAGCATTGGCGGGTGATCATCCTTCGGATAGCCCCACATGATCGGCAGGCCGGCATAGCTCATCTTGAGCTGGCCGATCTGGTCCCAGGTCTGCATCACGAAGCCGGACAGCGCGGTGTTGCGGGCGGCCTGGATGAACAGCGGGCGGGAGGCATAGGGTGCAAGGATATGGGTCGGGTTGTTCACCGCGTTGATGGCGGTATCCAGATTCGCCAGCGACAACGCGGCACCGCCTGAGGCGGCCGAATTGTGGATGTCGCGTGAGTACTTGTTGCAGCGGTTCTGAAGGCCGTTGAACACGCGGCGGTTGGTGGACTGATCGCCCTTGATCAGCGTGGTCGCCCACAACTGGCCGAAGGCGGTGATGCCCATCTGTTCTTCGTAATTGCGGCGCTCAGGGCCGTGGCGGTCGATGATCGCGCGATCCACGTCAATGTCGTGATCGATGATCGCGGTCGATTCCTGCAGCGGAGTGATCGTGCCGTGGCCGGACGAGCTCGCTTCGTTGATGCCGCGGAATTGTGGGGTCGGTAGAACAGCCTGGCGGTAGTAAACGAACACCGAGCCCTTCAGGCCTTCAAACGGCAGTACATCGAAAAAGTCCACCGATTTGGCGAACATTTCGATGACGGGACGCCGGATATCTTCCTGCGCAAACGACTTTGCGTATTCGGCGACGGTGATCAGGTTATTGACAGGCATCGTTCAGGTTCCTTTTCAAATCAGGCCGCTTTGCCGCTCATACGCTCGGCGTAAGCCTTCTTTTCTCCGTAGGACATTTTTTCGTAGACCTCCGGCGTGACCTTGCCGGTATCGACATCCTCGCCACCGCGTCGGAAGCTCGCCGCGCCCTGTGAAGACAGCTTCGCGATCATCTTCTCAAAAAACGTGACGTGATTTGATGTGGCGAGCGTGGCGATGATCGGCTTGACCTCTTCGGGCGAACCATTGGCAATGAGCCAGCGCGTTACCGCATCGATGCGCTCCGGCCCCTTGGCTCCGAGCGCCGCGAGATTTGCGGTCTTTGCGGCTTCATAGGCAGCCGTTTCGCCGGCGCGCATGGTGGCGACAACGCCGAGCGCTTCGGAAAAATCGGATTGCGACCAGCCCTTGGCGTGCGCCATCTCGCGCGCCATTTTGTAGAGCGGGTCGTTCGGATTGAGATCGACCTTGATGCCCTCGGGCGCGGTGAATGTTTCCGGCAGCTTGATCTCGTAGGCTTCCGGCGTCTGCGGCAAGGACGCTTTGCGCGAGTCCTCGGCGGCGACGCGGGTAGCATATTCGTTGAATTTCTCGACCAGTTCTTCCGGCGCCTTGAACGACTCGGGCAGCCATGCGGGGCGCTCGGCCGGCGGAGTCGCGGCGGCCGGGCTAGCGGGAGGTGTCTGGGTCGTCGTATCCGGCGACGTGGGTGTCGGCGTTGATACGGCGGCCTGCGCCGCGACGGGGGGCGACGGCGGCGGGGCCGCCGGGTCGGCTGAGGATGGAGTCGTTGGTGCTGTCGCGTCGGTCATCAATTTCCTCGGCCATAAGCCTCATCAGGTCTCGTGCCAAACTGCGGCGACCGTTCTGTTGGCGCAACGCACCGTCGTCTTGAAGGTCCATCACCGCTTCCAAAACCCGCCGCAAATAGCGATGCAGCAAGGCTCCATCGTCGGTACGCGCAATCGCCTTGATTGCGTTTGTCTCCTGTTCGGTGAAACTGAGGACCTTTTCGTCGACGGTCATGCGGCCGGTCCTGGCGGCTGGTCGGGAGCACCGGCCACATGGCGGCTGCCGGCCAGCGGGGCCATCGCGGCCACGGCTTCCTTCACCTTATCGGCATCGCGCATGACGAGCAGCGTGACCCGCATCTTGTCGAGGATCTTGGTGATGCTCTTTTCGCCGTCGACATACATCTTGAATTCTTCGGGGAAGGCTTGCCCCAGGAACTGAACCGCCTTCATGGTCATCGCGACTTCCTGCTGCTCGGCGGCGGCCTGCGCCGGATTGCGTGGCATCGTGGCGACCGCGCGACCGTCGACTTTGAGCGGCTTGATCGCGCCGGACTGCTCGAGCAGATGCTGGAACCGCAGGAATATCTTGGCAGGGCCCTCGCGCCAGAACGACAAACCTGGGGTGCCGATACGGCGCTGCGCGCGCGCCATCTCGTCCAGCCATTGCCCGAGCGTCGGGGGGGTGTCGCCCGATTGTTCAGGCATATCGACGTAGAACAGCTTCTTCAGCTTTTTCAGCTTGTCTTCGTAGGCATAGGTTGCCGGGTTCGCCGGCGGGACGGTGTAGATCGCCTGCACTGCCTTTTCGTGGCCGGGCATGATCGGGTAGGCCATGCGCGGCTCAAGGCCCTGTTCGATGTTCGTGAAGCTATCGCTCGGGTAGGTGATCGGTGGAACGAGTGCCAGTTCGGCGTTCTCGATCAGCATGGATTCGAGTTCGTCGATCTGCCGGAACGACGGCAGGCCCTGGATCATCGGACCGATACCATGCGGCCAGTCCGACGAGGGATTGAACCGCGCCACCCATAGCGGACAGGAGCCCTCACCCTTGCAGGTTGACTTGTGCACCAGTTCGTTGCCGACCAGCACGACATGCTGCCAGGTCTCATCGCCTATATCTTCCCAGATGCGCCAGAACCCCCAGATGACCTGGGTACGCACGGTCGGCTTTTTCCGAATTTTTTCTTTCAGGTCGCCGCGCATACCCTTCCAGATTTCCTCGCCAACAAGTTCGCGGACGTAGGAATTCCGCGTGTAGCGCACGGCGAACCGGTCATCGATTTCACCGTATGGCCCGAGGTTGATCTCAAGTTCGCGCAACGGAATCGCAGACACCGTGATCGCCGAGGACGGGTGCGGACGATCGATCCACGCCGCCACGGTGCCGATCGGCAGGTCAGGGTAAAAGGCCTTTGCCAGTTCGGGGTAGAGATTCGACGCCTTCATCGCATCGAAAATCTTGTTGTCGTCCTTCTTGATGTCGTCCTTCACCTTGTCCCATGCGCCGGGCGGAAGGTCCATGCCGGGTCCGCGCTCGCACCATGGCTGCGCCTCTGGCATGAATGTGTTGATCACCTCGGTGACGAAATCCTGAGCCAGCAAAAAGGCGACATCGGTATTGAGTTCGGCGGCGTCCAGCATGCGCTGCTGCGCCGGTTCGGTCATCGACGAGATCGTGCGCTGCCGCTGCGGCGCGCAGAAGAAATAGCATTCCTTGATGTCGAGTTCGATGTAGGCCTTTTTCGACCGGCACTCAGCCAGTTTTTCAAGCGCCAGCTTCTGCAGCGGGCTTTCTTCGGGCTCTGCCGGCTTTGGGAGCTTCGCCATCAGACCTTACCCACGAATTGATTTGACGACGGATTCGGGGTCGACGGCGATGACATCCCAGCTAGCGCGAGCTTCGTTCCATAGCGCGCCATCAGCGCTGCGGTGTCACCACTGGCTTGGGTCTGCAGGGCCTTTAGTTGTTCCTGCTGGGCCTGCTGCTGTTGAATAGCCAGATTGGGATCTGCGGGTTGCTGGATTGTTTTGGCCTGCATCGTCGGACAATTCGCCTCCGTGGCGCAGACAGGACGCGAAAAGGGCATCGGGTCGCAACGCACCGCAGCGCAGGCCGACCAGATGCTTAACTGCGGTGGTGCAGAACAGGCCGATCCGCAACAGCGGCAGCGCGTCATCGCGCACCGGCATGGTCACCATGGCATTTCCGGTGATCAGTGCACCGAGATACGCCTTGGCCTCGACCGTATCGGGCAGCACCATGATCCGGGTGCGGCGGAATCCCATGTCGTAGATCAGCCAGACCCGCGTATCCGGCAGCCAGGCAAACGCTGAGACGTGCTTGAACCGCCCCATCGCGATCAGTGCAAACAGCCAGTGCTCGGCCTTGCGGTGGAAAACGATAGTCCATCGCGTCGGCTCGGACGCCCGAAGCATAATAGCGTTCACGCCGTCACCCGCCGCATGGTCTTGCGGCCGGCCCAGACCTTCATGCCCTTCGTCGGCTGGCCGCCCATGGTCACAGCCCGCCCCTCGCCGCCGCCGAGCAATTGATTCTCGAATGCCTCGCAAACGTGGCTATACTGGTTCTTATCCGGTTCATCCGCGTATCGCTCGCCTGATATCCGTAAACGCCGCATGAAGTAGCCGCCGGACAGCCCGGTAATCAGCGTCACGCAGCCCGGATCGATCAACAGTGATGAGGGCCGGCCGGTCTGGGAGCGCCGCATCAGAACACCATTAACGGCCTCCCATCGGATCGACCGCATGTTTTGCGGATTCGGCGCCGGCAATACGGTCATGCCATTTTCGGAAAACACCTGGAACGGCGTTTTGTCGGTGGCCTCGCCGCGGTGATTTCCGGCGGGATCGCCCCAAAAATTGAATGTGAATCCCGGATATTGCTGGGCCAGATAGGTTTTCAGCAGTGGCGCGAATTCTACCGCGCTCATGTCGCGGCCGATATATTCGCGCTGGATGAACCAGTCGTTACGCAGCATCTGACCGATCGAGGCAGCAGGCTGTCGGCCGAAATCGAGGCCCACCGTCACCGGCACGCCAGGTACGATCTCGAGCGGGCGCTGTGACACGTTCACCTCGCGTCGGAACTGCGGGTAAACCGGCTTGCCATCCGTCACCACCGACGAGCGGTTCATGATGTTAGCGTCGATCCACGATTTGGTTTTTCCGGCGATCTTCTCCTCGTAGAACCCTTTCGGCAGATATTTGAGATTTTCGGCGTCCGGGTTCGGCAGGTAGCCAGTCAGCCGGCGCGAGGTATGGCCGTCGCCATCGGTGTATTCCTCGAATTGTTCGATCAGCCCCGGTGGCTGCATGTAGAAGCCCCAATTTGCCGGCTTCTTCAGGGCCTCCCGCTTTTCCTCGGTCATCCAATCGGGCGGCGGCACGTCTCCGCGCATAATCGGCAGCCAATGGTCCGCCGGCGGCGCGTTAGTATCGGCAATCAGGCCGCCAAGCGTGCAGCCGCCATCCTTCATTGCGGGATAGCGCGGCGGCGAGACGCGACCGACCGCTTCCGAGAAAACCTCGTATTGCGCGAACTGGACTTCGTTGAACCATATCAGCGAGGTCTCGAGCGACATGAAGAACGATTTGGCATCCCGGATGTCTTCCAGCGCCATGAACGTCACATCGAGCTCGAGCGCGCCCACCCGGATCTCATGCCGATAGGGCCGCGTCTCGTAGAAAATCCCAAACTCCCCGGCACCGCTGCCTGGCCGGAACCAGTCCTTCCATGTTGGGATCGTGGTTTCTTCCAGCTTCGAATAGGTCTCACGCAGGATATGCGCCCGAAACCGCTGCCGGCCGTCCACCTGTTTCGGCTGCATCAACGCCTGCTGGAAAATATGCATGCAACACGCCGACGACGTGCCTGACCCCTGCGGGCCCTGAATGATCTTCACCCGCGACGTCTGGTCCCGCATGAAGGCCTTCAGAACCGCGCCGTCCGGGCGGAAAATGGGAAAGCCGGTTTGCGGGTCGCGCTCGATCATTTTCGCTTTTTCGGCTTAGCCTTGCCAGCTTCTCTCATCGCAATCGCGACCGCCTGCTTCTGCGGCCGACCCGCTCGAACCTCTGTCCGAATATTCGCCGATATCGTCTTTTTCGAACTGCCCTTCTTCAACGGCATGCAACCCTCCTATGACAGCCAGTGCCCCGCCATCCGCCGCGTGTGCCGCTCGATCGCCTCCGCAGCGGCATCATCCTTCGGCTTGATCACGATCCGCGGTATCTGCGGCTGCGTCCGATCCACCTCCGCCACCAGCCATGCCCCGCGCCACGACGGTTTCCCGTCCGGCCCAAGGATCACCGGCACCCCGGGCTCCCGGTCAAACGGAATCGCACACTCATGCCCCCGCGTCCGAAACTCCCGTGCCCAAACCTGAAACGAGGAATCGTAGTGCTGCACGAACAAATCGGGGATTTTCTCAAACACGGTCAACATGCCAATTTTCCCAGCGAGGTTTCAGAAAAGCAAAAATTCCAGATAGGCGAGGTAACAGGAGGAAATCGTGAGGGGCGGAAGCCAGCGCCTATTCCGGTCGCCGATTTTTCCCCCCGGGTTCCGCGTGGCGAGATTTCCAGATCCGAAGGCCACCCCACCCCCTGCCTCGATGCGCGTTCACAGGCCATGAGCGCTGTTTCCTGCTTAACCTGTTGATATTGCTTAATCTCGTTCATCACTCGTTCGCCGATCGCGCAGGTGTGACGTCGCGCATCGGGGTCGGATCATCGGTCAGATCGATGACGTAACCAGCCTTTATGTCAATGTTCACAGAGACTTGTGCGTCAGACTTGGGTTTGATGCCGGCCAGGCCGAGCACGAAGGCCGAAGCATCGTTCCGCACATGGTCGCTCGCCGAATCCAGCAGCTCCATCTTCACCGCGGCCGCCCTTCCAGCGCCAATCGCGAGCGTGCGACACGCCTTCAGCCTGAGATACTCGGCGATGTGAGGTTTCGAGAGTTCGCGAGAAAGATGCTCTCGGCTGAGGTTTGCCTTTGCAGCGGCCTCTGTGACGGTCTTGACGTCGCCGTGCACGAGAGCATCACAGGCGGCACGAATTCGGCGGGATATTGGCCGAGATTTGCCGGCTATTGGTTCGGGCGTGTCCAGGATGGTCGCAAGGCTGTTCATGTTGTGAGGATTGCGCTGGCGGGTTGGAGGGGCAACGCACCCCGACTGATGGTATGTCGCTTGGCGTTCGCCTTTGCTCATGGTCCTCGGTCGCAGGCTCCCTGCGGAAGGAAAAGACGGGCGCGCGGGGTGGCGGGTGAGGCTGATGCGCTTTTTTGATATGGCTCGCAACGCACCGCTGACTTATGCCTGTGTTTATTGGGTTTCTTGCGTAACGTGGATCACCGCTTCGGGCTTGACACGGACGAGGGTCATTTTACGATTGTGAAATGCCCATTGATCCGGAGACGCGACGCGCGGTGCTATTGATGATCTCGCGGGGTCATGCCGACGTGGCGGACGCGGCCCGGATGGCTGGGGTTAGCCGACAGATCGTTCGGCATTGGTGCAAGCGAGCCAGGATCAGTCTAACCGCGGCGCGCGAGGCTCGACTGTCGAAGGAATGGCGTAAGGTGATGCGGCGCCCGGATTAGGGCTCGCTGTCCTCGTCGGAGAAGTGGTCCGGCCCGAGCCGCTGTTCGATCAGCTCGCATAGCTGCATCATATCGTCGATTGATAGCGTGACGGCTATTTCGTCCGGATCGGGACGCTCGTTGGAGAACGCTTCCATCAGCCTGGCCTGTAGATCAGCCAAATCCTCAAGCCATTCCTCTTCCGTCCATGCGTCGGCGGCGGGCCGACGCGGAAACTGGATGACCTTTCCGGTCACTTAAGCGCCTCGTCGATTATCGCTCATGCCATCGCCTCCTCGGCCTTACGCTCGTTTTCCGCCCGATGCGCAGCGCCTGCGCGGCGAGCCTTAAGTGCTCGCTGCCGCTTCCGGTGTTTCTTCCATCGCGCGTTACTGGCCGCCTGTTGATGCTGCTTCAATTCGGCCTTCGTCATCTGAGCCATTCTGGCTTTGCCGCCTAGCTTCGACAAATGCTTGAAAACACGGCTCATCATATGTGTCCCAGCAGGGCTGGAATGGTTGTTTGGTCTGGCCTGATTGGCCTGCCTCACCTGGCACTTTTCCGCGATCTGTTTCTGCATCCGCGCTAGTTGCTCCGGGTCCGGTTCGGCCCTGATCTTGAGGCTGGCGGCACAGAGCGCATCGAACAGCTTCTCCGGACCGAGCCGCTTGACCTGGGACGGCCCGAACACCTTGCCGGACAGCCCTGGTGCGAATCCGGCGAGCACGTCGAAATCCTCGTAGCGGATGCCGAGTTCGCCGATGCGCGCACGAATAGCCCCGATCAGCTCGGTATAGCTGGTGACCTCAACAGCCACCCCTTCCGGCACAGATCGGATCGGCGCGGTCATTGCTTCACAGCCCTCTCGGCGGCTTCGCGCTCATCCATCGCGTTGTGCACCATGACAGCCGGATCCTCTTCGTCCAACATGGGACGGCACCAGCAGTCCACGGAATGACGGTGCGGCCGCATGTCAGCCTTGGGGATGACGTGTTGCTTGCCATCGGATGCCGGCCAGATTTCCCAAGTCATTCCGCCGCCTCCGCCCGCTCGGTGGTGGGCTCCGGCTCAGTCGACAACTTCACCGCATCGTCAAATGTCAGGGATCGCGCTACATCGAGATCGCCGGATTTCAACGCC